CCACACCACTCGCAAAGAACTTGGTTAGCGAGACAAAGAAGCGGGAAAGAAAGGATGGAGCCCATTAATTGTCCATTGGTTTGAGTAAACTCACCCCAGGGATAACGTAATGTTTTTGCCCCAATTTCCCACATCGCCCACTCCTTTGTAGGTTGATGGTCAATTTCTTCCAGTATACCTTGCAAGAGTGACTGAGTAACAGAGAAAGGCAGATTATCGGTAGCAGAGATGTAATCTCCAGACAGATAACCATAGTCCTCTCCCTGTAGGTCACTCCAGATTTTAGGTTGTGGTAACATCCTCAGGGTCTCCTCGATACACAGAAGTGTATCATTCTCTTCATCGGTTGACGTGGCATTTCTTGTCACACGAAATACAGGATCCAATTGGATCGCTTGTAAAAGTGCTACCTGGAAAGGCTTCAGACACCGGGAAACAGAGGGACCAGCCGTGATAGTACGAACTTTCAACGGCTCCTTGAGACCAACAACCTTACAACTGGAATTTGAAGGTGGATGAATAGGGAAGAAATACCCCTTTTCATTCTGAGTCGATGGAACATGTAGTACTTTCACATCTTCCCCAGAACCCACCACCGAAAAATGACCACTGGCAACAATTTGTGGCCAAACACCAATTTCAGCATAATATCTTTCGACAGAGCTTGTGTAGGTAGAATGGATCAATTCCACCAAACCAAGGAATGTGGTAGCGCGAGTCAAATACGGTACTGACTGCCGCCTAAAACCATCTGAAAACCCTAATGATCGAGGACGATTAAGATTACTAAGATTCGGATCAGCCTTGTAATATTGCTGGCTATTTGAGTAGTAATCGTCCAAATTCGGTATTATTTCTTGAAATAAACGAACAGGACCTTCGTCAGTAGGTTGTAAAAGAACGTTAAATGGAAGTTTTACTCTTCTCCAAATTGATAAATTATCAAGAACAGGAGGACCATGTATAGTACGAACGACTTCCCCAAACTTCAAATTAGAGGTTAAGAGTATAACTTTAGAAGTAAACTCCAACCCTTTTGAAGGAAGGTCAGCCATAGGTACTATAAAAGAGTTAGATGAGACAGCCAAATCGAACTGGGCAAAATCAAGCCCATAGATTGTGTCTTGTCCAAAATCATCCATTATTACAACCGGTTGCTGCTTATACCCATCCCAATGATCCGTAAATGGAGATCGGGAATAAGTAAAAAGGTTTTCAGGAAAATCCTGAGGAAAACCTAGAATTCTTTTCAACTCTTTGATCAGAGTTGTCAGGAG